CCAAGCTTCAGCATAATTTGTTGAAAGTACTGGTCGTACTTATCAAACTTCTCGTCCAGTTTCGAATCTAATCTCTCCACTTGTCTACGGAGACTATTAATCTCAGCATCCCTTACAGCCAACATCTGTTCAACAACAGCCTTGTCCACCATTTCAGTTCGCTCTTCTCTTAGATTTGAAATCTGTGTTCTCATCTCTCCAAGCTCCGAAGCAAAGCTCCAGCTTGCAATAAGCAAAGTTATAGCTGTACCACTACTTATCCATCGTGTTACATGATGCTGCTTATGTACCTCTGCACTCATTTGAGCTTCCTCTTAATTGATAATCTTTGATTCTGGTTTGCGAATAACGTCAACATAGTCGAGAAGCTTATCACTGCTCTTTCTGACCATTACAAACCTCAAGTCTGTATTGTCTGGTCGCTGCTCAGTATTGTTTTTGATGTCACCCAATAAAGAAATTAATGGGGTAGTGTCAACGTTCTTTCGCTTGAGTACATCTGCAATCTTTTCCAGCGTACCTTTAATTTGTTCATCCTGCTTCTTCAGGAGTTGCTCATTGGCTTCAGCAATTCGAGTGAGTTGTGCAACGAGTGATTCCCAGCCAGATATCTTGGTTGGGTCTTTCTGCTCAGTAACGATAGCCCCACTCTCAACGAGTTCAGCCAGCTCTTCTGGTGTGATGATATCAGCCATTCATACAGTCCTTTAATCGTTGAGCTTGATTCCTGCGTTTTACGTTGGTTTCCCAAACTTTCTGTGCAGGTGCATCGATACTTTGCTTCTTTCCTGTGCTGGACAGGATCTTCTCATCCTTAATTCTAACATCTCCGAAGTCTTGTTGCATAGAAACTCCTGTGCCAGTGAACACTTCACCAGTAGTAACCTCCACTCCAAGTCGAGACCATAGTTCTGTAGGCGTAACACCAAGCTCTTCAGATTTGGTAACAATCCTTGCTTGCATTAATTTAGCATTCATTCTGGCTTCTTTGCTGTTCATCTTTCCTGTTTTAACTAAATCAGCATAAACCAGATCACCAATCTCTTTGGCTTCCTCTTTGGTCTTCTCGAACTCAAGAGCTATCTCCATTGCAGCAAGAACCTCCTCCTTGTATTCGGTATCAAGCTCATTGGCTTCAGACCTTGTAAAGGTGTCGCTCGATAGTCTCAGGTGGTCACGCAATTTGGTAATGGTTTCGGTATCAGAGAAGTGAGCCATGAAGTCCTCAGTGGGTATGACAATATCACCACCCAGCCGAAGAGCCTCTGGTATTTGTTCCAGCACAGCCTGAACCTCTGGTATGGATTGGTCAAGAGATAGGTCATCGAACATCCCCTCAGTATCCTGAGCAGGAATAAATACCTCTCCATCTCTGCCAGTTTTCTCAATCAGATTCTGGATATGTTCTCTAACCTGATTAGGGTCTCTGTCTTTTGATACTGAATCCTCTAAGGTCTTCAGCATTTCATCAAGCCTTGTCTGCTCGCCTGAGTAGTCCTTCAGGTTAAGTTTAGCTCGTCTTGGTGTAAACACTTGGAGTAATAGTCTAAATGCTCCTGCGGCTCCTGCAGCAGCCCTCATCTCCTCAATTATGCCTTGAGTAAAGTCAACATCCTCATTAAAGGTGAAATACTCCAGTGTTGAGTGAGCAATTCCCTCTGTAAACTCCTCTACTGCTTCAAGTCCACCAGCTTTGAATACATCAAGAGTAAGACCAACAAACTTGTTCTTATACTCCTTTGGCAGCCTGTTGAATAATTTATCGATACCCCATCGCTCAGTGGCTGCAGTAATCGCACCACCCAATAGTAAATTTGGCAACTTTGTCTCTACACCGAAGAATTGTGGCTTGTTGCCAGACTCTTCAATAGCATCGTTCTGCATCACAACGCCCTGAGACATCATTGATGCTGTGCCTGCAATTGCGCCACCATAATTAGAGACAAGAACCATGCCTGCTATCTGACCCATTGCCCCAGTGATATCTGTCATCCAGTCTTTACGTTCTTGCGGAACATCTACCACTTCAGCAAACTGCTTAACGGCAGCTCCACTGCCTTTCAGAGTTCCAACAATGCCGTATCGGTCATTGAGTTCGGTGATATCTTTAATAATGTCAGGAGTGTCTTCTTGGTTCCAGATGTACTTATCCATCGACTCTGGCAGCACAGCATCGATCAGCTTGGTTGATAATAATGTTGCTTCATCAATAAGCTCGCCTGCAGCGGTAGGCATATTGCCAATTGTTTGAATGGCTCCTGCCGCTGGCGCACGAATTAGTTTATCGGTTCCCTCAGTCCAGATAGTTTCAAGGTCAAGATAAGTGTCGATATCGTCCTGAATGACAGCAGCTTTATCTGGGTCTCCCAGTAGCTTTGCTGTTTCATGATGCTCATCAGCTATCTCTCTCCAGTCACGCTCCTTTAACTTACCCTGTTGCTCTGTTGTTTGTGGGTCGGTCTCAGCAGCAAGCACTGGAACACCAGCCCTCTCAGCAGCCTTAACGGTTTTGGCGTGTTGGTCTGGGTCTTTCTGCGTAGCTTGATACATTGACGACTCGACAGAGTTGCCTCTCTCTTCCTTTTTAGTATTCTGGAAGTTAGCAAAGCTCGCAGCGAAATCATCCTCATCAACCTGTGTGGCATCCTGAAAGACTTCGCGCTCTTCTTCATCTTCAATAAGCATATCAGGCATAGTCATCAAACTCCGTTATATCATCATCGACAATAGCTTCTCTCATAAACATCTCGTTATCACCAATGCCTCGCATATACTTTCTAATAGCAGCTCGCTCTTTTCTGGATGTCGCTTTCATAGCAGCAAGCTCAGTAAGCTGCTCCATAGTCATACTGTGAAACTTCTTGACTTGCTCTGCCTCTTCGAGTGCAGCCACAGCAACATCCATCTCTTCGGACGGAAGGTCGCCACCCTCCTGATTTTCAAGCTTGGTAACCGTATCCTTAGCTTGCCTTACAGCAGACTGTGCAGGAGTGTCGCCCTTACTATCAAGATAATCCTGATACTTCTTATTTACATTTTGAACAGTTGGAATGTCACCATCCTCTTCAACAGCCTCCATTATCTGAGACCTCATGCTGCTGGTTATATTTGGATTAAGCTCAACCTCAAACTGCTTGGTCTTCTTCCTGAAGAACTCGCCAATGGGGTCATTATGCTTAACTGGGTATATCTCCTTGACAATCTCGTTCAGTATCTTCTGAGCTTCCTGACCCTCTGGCTCATAACCATGTCGCTTCTTAAATGAATCGGCAATAACCTCATATCGAGTTCTGATATTTTTCTTGGTTTCTATGTCGCTATTTGTCTTGCCAAGCTTCAAGCCATCGAAGACAGTCTTCAATCTCTGGTTGTCGTTCTGGGTTGACACTGACTCTGAACTCACCCCTTTGCCCTGTCGTGCAGAATGAACAATCTTTAAAACCTGTTCATAATGAGTAGGCGTTAGTCGGTCTGCATAGTATTTCAGGTTAACCTTTGCCATGTCCTTGACATCCAAGCTCCAAAACCTAGTGAGAGCATCTTGGTCACTCTCTTCCTGCTTCAGTGTATTGTTGGCTTTCTCATAAGCCTTCAGGTAGGTAATATCTTTGGAGTCAAGTGTATCAATCTCCTGAGCCGTCATATCAGATACTTGCCACTCTCCCTTTTCAATGAGGTCAGCCTTATCTTCAACATATGCCCTGCGAGTCTCTACCTTAGCTTTTTCTTTTCGCTCCCATCGATTATCCAGTTGACGAATGGCTTCTTCATAAAGAAGAACATCATCACCTGCCATTTCCTCAACCTGATCCTCCATATCACCTCTGGAGCCTTCCTCATCCCAAATCTCAACCATGATGTTCTTGGCTTTCAGCTTGAATGTACTCTTCTCGAATAGGTCATCAAATGACTCTCGGTCATCAGGACTAAGGATGTCGCCACCATTAACACCTTTCTGGTTATTGATTAGGTCTTTAGCAGCTTCTGGCTGATCATTATCAACAAGGTTCTGAGCTGCAGCAAGGAATGCTTTGCTATCAAACTCAAGTAGTGCGTTATTAACAGGGGAGCCTTTCTCTGTAGGGTCTCCCATGCCTGTCATTGTTTCAATGATCTCACGATGAGCAATGCCACGATTAAGCTCAACAGCACTTGCATCATTCGGGTTCATCTGAATACCAACTGCTGAGGAGGTTACCAGAGCTTCACTGGCTTCCTTTTTGTAGGCTTCACGCTGCTCACCTGCATGAGAGATGGCTCTGTTACTTGCTCCACCACCAAGTGTCTGCATGATTGGTGCAAACATATCTTTCTGTTCTTGACTGTCGAGCTGGCTCATGAATGATTCGCCAATCTCATTCACGCTATCGAAATAAGCTTGCTGTGCTTCTGGGCTGCTGGCATCAAGACCTTGTTTTGATTTAAAGCCATCAACACCATAAAGCGATTTCTGTAGCTCGGTTTGATACTGAGCCTGAATATCTTTTACTCTGGCTTTGTTAACTTGAGTACGCTCATAATTCTGTTTATCAGCTAAGTCACTTCCGAACTCAGTTACTCCACGACCTAATGCAATAGCACCCTGATTGCTGGGAGCTTTCTGCATAACACCCTGCAGTGCATTTGATTGAACTCTCTGTTCTGCTTGTATGACTCTCGGCATTTTATTATCCTACATTGGGTTTGCGTTTGTGGCTTTACTGTTAAATGCTGACTGCCCTGCCTTATACTTTGTCCATTGACTATCTACCTTCCCTGCTCCTGCAAGAAGAGATCCTACTGCACCCATGTTGGCTTGGTCTTCAGCATTAGCTCCTTGTGCAAGCACAGATTCTTTCTGATACTCGCCTCTCCAGATAGCTCGCTCAGTATTATTTCTGAGTGTCATAGCATCAAGCTCGGTGGTCATTGCAGTGTCAGCAATTAACTCGGCAGCACTACCAGTTGTAACCTCAACACCATTGGCAGCTATCTGCACAATCTGTCGGCTCTTGGTTGCTGCACCCTGCCTTCTTATCTTATCCTCTTCAGCCAGAGCTTGGGTTTTTGTATCTTCATTCTGAAGCTCAATCATCTTGGCGTTGGATTTGGCTGCAGCGTTTGCAGCCTTGCCCTGTTGGTGTTGACCCACAGCACCCATTACCAGTCCCATGCCCATCATAATGGAAGTTGGTTCACACATAATCTATCCTCATCTCAAACCTGTAGAAGTATTCATTGTCATAACCAAACCTCAACTTCTCTCTTAATGTAAATCCAATCCACTTCAGCCAGAGTATACTCTGCGTGTTCTCAGCATGGACATAATTCTGTAGCCTGCTGTAACCATTAATGACCTGTGGCATATACTCTTTAGTATACTTCAAAAAGTCCCTGCTTACTGTATCCAGCTCATCAGTGGCAAGTAACCACGGAATACCAAGACCAGTTAGTAAATCACCATCAGTTACACCGAACATAACAAATGGCTCTCCATCTAATAAAGCTGTCCAAGCCTTCCCTCTTGCCAGTCCCTTTGTCAGTGCCTGCTCTGGTAGCGACCTGTGAGAAGACCAAATCTCCTTCACATCATGCGTTCGCATTCCATTCGCAATGCGTTCGATATGCGATGGCAATGCCTTCGTAATGCTAACCGACTTCGACATCGGGTGAAATCGCTAATATAGTAAATGGTAATGGGTCGAGCTGCCTGTAAATTATCTGACCACCCTGAGTCCAGCCTGAATCGATAGCTACTCGCTCTTCATATGACTGCAACTCCATCTCATCATAGTTGTCACTCTGGAACCGTGGCTTAATCTCTTGCATGAACTCAGACTCTGATCCTGTCCACCCACCCCTTGAATTATAAAACTGTATCACTGCCTCACCAATAGACTTGGCTTTACCTTTTACCATACGCTGTGATGAATCAATATTCAGTGTCTTTATCTCTGAAACATACGGAAGACCAATGTGAACTTTGCTTGCAGGATTAGGCAGCACCAAAGCTCCTCTATCCTCAACAATAAGCCCAGTGATAACATTGCCATCAGCAAGGCAAATAACCTCCTGTCCTGCGAGGTGGTGCAATCCTATGATAGTTGCTGTCTCAGCACTGTCATAAGTTAGTCCACAATCTACACAGAAGGCATCAACTGCCAAGTCCCAGTTTCTTTCATGAAGTCTCTCGATGGTGTTGACAGTATTTCCATTGATTACTCGCTGAACAGTGACATACAGAATATCTTCCTGCCCTTCCTTGACCACACTCAATGATCCGAAATCTCCAGAGGTTTCATGATGAGACCAGCCAGTGACCTTATGCTCTTTGTGATAAGTGAGTCCAAGCAGCACACCGTCATCTCTGGTAGCCCAGACCATTCGATGTGGCTCCTGAGCAAATGTCATATCAGTGATTGTGTGGTTTCTAAATAGATGTTGAGCCATAACCGATAGGTCAGACCCAGTGTAACTGTCGCTCTCGAACGTGTAACCAATGTCACGGATTCGTGAGCCAGACTCCTGCACATACAATGCAGTGTGACCAACAATTACTGGAGATACTCTTGAAGCCCCATAGTAAGATTGTATCTTTGCTGACACTGTTGATGGGGTCAGCACCTGATTCTCACCCTCAGTTATCTTCCACTCACCACCACTAGTCAGAACAAGCAGTGAACCAACAGCCAGAATATGCCTGACCTCATTCACCTGTTGTGATGCAATAGTAAAGTTAATTGAGTCATCATCCTTTGAAGGGATAGACGTTCTCATTGAATGGAAGTTGGCGGTCTTTGATACATCAATTGTTTCTGGCTTGCCCACGGTACCACCAAACAATATTCGCTGCTGATAATAAGCAACGGTACTTGGTTTGGTTGTGGTGCTTGCATCGCCAACAGTACCAAATGGCAGCCTGTCGACTGGAGGACTATCGCTAACATTTGGAGCTATGTTGTAGTCCTTGAAATTAGTTGTTTCACTTGAACCAATGTAGCCATAAACCCCAGACCCTTCTGACTCAGCTTTATAGAAGTTGTAACTTGTAGCTCCTGTCACAGCTCCTACTGTAATTGTATTCTTTCTGGTGACATCCAGAGCAACTATTGAGGCTGTCACAGATGCAGTTGAAGGGAGAGACTCATTGCCATCAGCATCTACAGCAGTGACCACATACTCGTAAACTTTCTGGTGAGTGGTCTCTGTTGTTCCACTATCGACAATACTTGATATTGATGGAGCTGATAATACAGTTGTGTAATCAACATCAACCAGAGTCCATGCATTGTGGTCAGTTCTTTGTAGCTCTGCAGGGTCATGGTTCGGATGAACGATAGTCATGATGTCAGCAGACTGCACAAAGCGCAGCTCTGTGATTTCTGTAGAGTCATACCCGTGCGACATCTCAAAGATTGACGCAGCAGTGCCTCCAGCACCCAATGCGACCGTAAAATAGAGCAGGCTATTGACTGGAGTGTTATCTCTCAACCAGTAGATTTCAAATGTATTAGCTGTTGGATTCTTGACAATGAACCGTTGATTATCCAGAAGAGCAGATGCACCTGTAATGAAGACTTCCATTCCATCAGTGAACCCATGCCCAGTCATTGTGACAACTGCAGTGGTTGCTGCAGATATTCCTTCAATTCCAACGGGGGTGTTGGTAACAAACTCACCGTCCTTAATAACCATCATTTTGCTATCGATGAATGTCAGCGTATAAGTTTGCTCGGTATTAAATTGAAATGGGATTAATCGACAGGCTGCTGCATTGCTTGGTGTATAGCCAATAAATGAAAAGCCTGCACGATTTGACACGCCACCCTCTGGATGAACCATGCCATTAAGTAGGTTTGCCAACCCAGTCTGATACTTGTTAAGGTCAGCTCTGGCTCCAAGTGCAGGAGATATCTCACCTGCAGTGAAACTCCTCTGAATGGTTTCTGCCATTAGTACTGTTCTCTTAGTTGCGTGTACTCAGACTCATCTTCTTTCTGCCTGAACCGCTCATTGGCATTTGCCACCTGCGTTTCTTTCCTGATCTGGTCATACATCCTCAGAGCATCTCTTCTCATCTCACGACCTTTCTCAGCACCTGCAATCGGCACAGCAACTTGAGAAGCCAGCCACCAAGACAGCATCTCAACAAAATCTGGGCTGTATAAGTTGGTGTCCTTCTCATCAATCGTGTACTGAAGATAAGCTTCAGGCATATCAGTGAGTATCACCTGAACACCATTCTCATTAGCTATCTCATAAGGAATATTTAACTCCTCAGTATCACGCAGTTGTGGCTCTGGTATTAATGAACCAAACCGCAAGTAAACAGTTCGGTCGGTACCAAGCACATAATAAGGGACGATGTGTTTCAGCTTCAGGCAGTTGTTAGGGTACGCATAAGCATAGAGATATTTTTGTGGGTCAACAGTGACCAGAGCAGCAGGCTCTGTCCTGTTAGCAAAGCCCCACGGAAACTGCCTCAATACATATTGACGAGCAATATCATATCGAGCGAGCATCACCTGAGCTTCTAATGAATCCTCAGTGAATGTCTGAATAGTTCTTGCCCTGATATTACTCAGTGCAAGGTTAGCAATCTCAATGGAGTTAGCCATATTATATTACCTCAAGGTCATCCTTTGGGTTCATGTCAACCTGATTAATGTTCTTCACTTTCTTCTGCATTTTGTTTGCAGCAGGAGCTGTTGATTTCTTCTTAGCTGCTGGCTTTCTTTTGGTTGCTGGTCGCTGTGGTTTCTTGGTACCAACAAACAATAACCATGAAGGACACTTCTTGAATTTGGTTTTGTTCAATAGAACTTCAGTTGGCTTGTAGAGCCTATCGTGCATGAAGCCTCTTTGTAGAACTTTATACTCGTACATAGTGATTCTCCGCTTGAAGAGATAGGGAGCGAACTCCCTACCTCAAACAGTTTAACGATTAAGATTAACCGTTAGTCTGGTTACCCATAGTTATGCCAGCAGTAACAGCACCAGTGGTCGGGGCTGACCCTGTCACAGTGTAGTTAAGACGAACATAACGCTTAGTAAGATCACGAGGAAGTACATCCATAGCTATTTGCTTACCAGCAACCAAGTCAGCCAACACAACATCCTGACTAACAACATCTTCAGCAGTGCCGAAAGCATTGTCATCATCCTGTTGGATAGCAACGTTTAACGAAGTTAGGGTATTAAAGTCTGCAACGACCTGAATCAGTACAGGAACCTTATTACCTTTACCCTGATCACGAGTTTGAGCATTAGCACCATATGGCACACCCTGCGCTCCCAGATCAATGTGGTTCGTAGATGCCGCAGTAGCTGTAATAGCTTGAGCATCAGAGAACAATTGTTGTAATGAAAATATCATTATATTTCTCCTTACGCTACGAGAGCTTCAGTGTTCAGAAGCGCATCAGTTTCACGGATTGGAATTCCACGGTAAGTTAATACTTCCTTACCCTCGATTTCCATAGGCTTCAGTCGGATGAAGTTATCATCTGAACCAGAGTTAGTGCCAAGAGCATCAAGTGCCTCCATAGCATCTCGGTTACAGTAGATAGCCTGTCGACCACCAGCTACTCTGCGACCCTGCAACTTCCAGTATGCTTTACGCATCAGGTCGTACAGAGAAACATTTGAAGCATCGCCAGCCATGTCAGTTGGGTCATCTGCCATTTGACTTACGTCAAGGTTAGCGATTCGAGAGTTGTATCTCCAATCACGAACAGACATACCAACGTTCCAAGTGAACATTTCTTCCTTAACGTAATAAGCATTGCTATTACCATCAAGAACACGCTGCTCACCCTTGTCTTCACGCTGTACACCAGCCTGAGTTCCTTCAGGATATAACAAGTGAGACTGATTATCGCCCCAAGTTACAAACCAAATGGAAGTGTTGTCTGCACCAGCACCCAAACCATCAATGATTTGATTACCATTAGCAGCAGCCAAGCTGTTGTAGCGAGGTGAAAGACCCATGAACTGTTCAGGGTCAGAAGCAGTGTTACCATAAAATATCTTATTGGCAACTTCCTGACTCATCGCTTCAAGATAACTCATAGCTTCTGAAAGTCGAACTGCACCTTCTTTGCTACCAGCCAACTTCAACAGTCGAGTGTCGATTGTGCTTAAGCCTTCAACGAAACCAGTGGTATCTTCTACCTGTGCTTTGGTTGATTTGCTTTGAGCGATACCTTCATACAGACGACCCCAAGTTACCGATGGTAAACCCGTTCGCACTGTAGTCAGGTGCTTAGTTCCATTATTACACTGTACTGCGAGAGCATCGTCTAATATTGGATTCATTTCTTTTAACAGTTCAATTACAGGAGCAATCTGCCCATCGGGAGTTTGGCTCTTGTATAAATCGATAAGGTCAAAGAATGTATTTCCTATTCCTGCCATTGTTTTATACCTCTAAAAAAGTAAAAGTTATGAGTTGGGATAAAGTATCTCTTCCCGACTCTTCTGTTGTGCATTAGCACTGCCCTGATTCGGGCTATCTTCAGCAAAGAGCTTACCAACGTTTATCAACGTGCCTATGACTGCAGGATGATTACCTAATCCTGTTTCCTCAAGCAGCGCATCAAAACCTTCAAAGCCCACCTTTTCGAGTCCTGATTTAGCTAATGCAATGTTTGCGTTAAAGGCTTCGCCCCCATACTCACTATTGCTCTTCGACTCTTCTTGCCATCCGTTGATCATGCTTGAAAGATTCTCAGCACCTTCTGCCTGAATCTTTGCGTACACCTCAACTACTCCCTGAGCCTGCTCTTGGGATAAACCTAATTCGGCAAATGTCCCTGATGCTGACTCAAGTAATTCTGCATCGATTTCAACACCCTCATCAAAAGTGAAGTCCGTGTATCCTTCAGGTTCTTGGTCTACCATTACTGGGTTGCCATCATCATCAAGAACAGGATTTCCCTCTTCATCTACCTTAGCTACTTGCTCAGGTGTTGTATCGTTATTACTATTGTCCTCGTTACCCTTATCTTCTGGTGGGTTGTTACCCATCAAGCTTGTGGTATCGTCTGCAGCACCGTCTGCACTCTGATTCTCTTCAGCCATCTCTTCTCTCCATATACATTTTATTATTCAGACTCGAACTTGCAGCCTGCGCCAACGCATCTATCTGTAAACCCAGATTCTGCATTCCAATGTTAACCATTGTTTCGTTTGTTGCTCCCTTGAAGGAGCCTACTCCAACACCACCCTGAGTTATGAAGTAGTTCAGAACATTCCTGCCCTGAGTTGTAGTCATGACATCTTTCATGTCTGCTAACAATTCTCTGTATGCTTTTGTTTGCTTACTCTCGGTCACTGAACACCTGCCAGTTTATTAATCATACTCTCTTCACCGACAGCAACTTCACTGGCATCCTTAGCAGCTTTCGCCATATCGGGAACCATAGCCATTTGTTGTTGACGTTCAGCCTGAGCTGCTTCAGCTTCATTGATTTCATCAACCTCTTCATCGTCACGAATCATCTTTGGACTAACTCCAAGAGCCTGAGCATATTCATCAACAGCCTGTTCAGCATTAATCTTATGTCGTGCTTCAGGGAAGACCTGAGCCAATTGACCAACAAAGCCTGTTAGCCTGTCGATACCACCTATGGCAGTCATCCTCTGAGCTTGTGCAAGAACAGAGATGTATTCAACCCTTAGCTCACTATCCCTTAACTCAGGAGGTGGCTCTGGCAACATATCAGCTCGCTGCATAATGGCGAACGTTCTGTCAATCAGTGGGTCAAGAAGTTCGTTATGAAGACGTTCGAGTACACCACCTAACATCAGTAGCTTCTCCTCGTGCTTCTCCTCAACTTCTCTTGCTGTAATCTGTCGTCTATCTGAGTTAGCAAGCATCAGGAATAAATCCTCATAGAATGCTCGCTTAACTCTAAATTCATTGTTCTGAATATCCTGAGCCAGTGCATTGATGTCAGGTCTCATATCATAGACTGAACGGATACCACCATTACTAAGGTCATTAACAAATGATATCTCACCTGCTTGGAATCCACCGCCATCAATCAAGTTATTCATTGAGATTGGTGCCTGCAGTGGTGGGTTCACCACCTTATCAATTGCCTGACCCTTTCTCTTTTCCTGTAGCTGCAATACCTTCACATCACCAAGAGCATCCATTGCAGGACAGGCAGTTGCATACGCATCCTGACCAACAACTTCCCACCGTGGCGCAAGTATTGGAAACTCAATGCTGCCAGACTCCTTCAAGAAGCCATCGTTGTCATGTGCATCTTTCTCCATCTCGATAACTCGGTATGGCATATTCACATTAATCAGCGGCTTGCCTGCATCTCTATTATCGTTTGGCTCAACAAGATAAAGACAGGTAATCATCTTCTCACTACCGCCATTTCTCCAGAGGTTGCGAGTTCGCTCAGATACCTTGTCCTCACCATACTCATCAACCAGTTGAGCAACAGTCTTGCTGAACTCATAATAGAAGGCATTCACTGAGTTCTTACTATCAGTACCCAGACAATAACTTCCTATCGTGTAAGGTTGACAGTGAATAACATTCTTGAAGTCGGGGAAGATGCCCATTGGAGAAACACCAAACACACCAAGCTCACCGTACATTGTGTGCAGTGAGTTATAGACATTAGACTTGGAGAAGACTTCACGCATGAGCTTCTCAACATTATGCAGCCACTCTCTCACTGGTGCTGAATCAAGCATATCTGAATCAGGTGGTGCAAGCCTGAACCACGGTCTCGCTGGAGATGTGATGCCAGACATCATTCCTGATGCCAGTGTCCTCGATGCCAGCCTTGCAGTATTGTTCAACACCTTATTGTTTCGTTGTATCTTGCCAGACTTATCAGTGGACAGGTGTCTACCTTTATGCCCAAGAATCACATCAGACAATTGCCGCCAATAAGGAATGAACGATGAACGCTCCTCCTTTAGTGCATTGTGTCTGGTTACATACTTCTTGCGACCTTCCATAATAAACCTCTATTGAATAGATGAAGTTGGTGCTGATGAACTGCCCTTTGGAGGAGTTCCAGCGACTGGTGTAGCGTTAGCAGCTTCTGCAGCAGCTTTAGCTTTGTCAGCCTTCCGCTTCTTCTTCTTGTCTTTTCTCCTTTGGTACAATCCCATAACTGGGTCAAGTGCCATTAATGCGTTACACATATTCTGTCTCCTACCTTAAGTCTCTGTAAAGGTCTCGTGGATTGATTCGTCTTCCACCTTTAATATTTCCACCGATGCCGCCTCTGGTTGCCCCTTGAGCAGTGCCACCTGTATTTGAGCCAACACCACCACCTGAACCAAGCAATGAGCCACCACCAAGAGCTTGATTCTCTCCTAATGGTTTTGGACTAACATTCATGCCAAGCATCTTTGTTTTGTCACTTGATGACCCATAACGAGCCACTGCAGATGATGGTGCTGATCCTGTGTTCAGTTTATCAAACACATTGTTAATCATCTTACCTCTTATGCCACCCTTACCCTGAGCATTAGCAGTACACATTAACCGCCACCCAGTAGTGTTCCAGTGGTTTGGGCTGGAGCAGTTAAGCCAGAGCTGCTGGTTAATAGTGTTGACTGTCTCCCAGCCATCATACGCAACCTTCTCTTCTCATCGCCTCTTGCCCTCTGAACACCTTCATCCTGCATTCGTGGAGCTGCTGCAGGTGGTGGTGGTGGCTTCGGTACTTTAGGTGCTGACATACACATCAATCAAATTCCTCTATTGGGTTATAACTCATTCCACTCCCTCCAACCTTTTTAACCAGACCCATCTCAACACCAGTGTGTGAAATTGAATCTTTAGCTCCCACTTCATGAGCAAAGGTTAGAGCCAGAGCATCACCCAAATC